TGATTTTCATGAGCTCCTGAAATTGGTCAATCTCCGGAGGTAGCTCAACAAGTGAATGAGTTTGAGCTGGTGAAGGCGCACCAGCTTGGGCGATAAGCATTTGATCTTCTATCGGATATAAAAACATATCTTCTTCTTTCTGATAAATGAATTGGTCTGGGATCAGCTTTATTTTACCGTCTTTTTTAAGTAGCTTTTCAATTCTTTTTTCTGAGTAGTGGATGACCACTTTTGAGCCAGCTAAAAATTCACAATCATCGAGCTCATATACTTGACCTTTGAAAAAGATCTTGCCGGAAGTGGTGATAAAAAATTCATCATCTATCTTGCACATATTTTCACCTTGAGCGTGTTTATCAATTCGGTTGCTTTATGTTTCTAGGTGCAGTTTTCTTTGCTTTCTGCACCTAGTTTTAAATTTTATTTGATATAATCATATTTTGTGCAATAAGATATAAGTTAATTGATTAAGGTGAACAAATGACTTCATTCCCATATATGACCATGACAAGATCAACTCAAGAGATGCCGTATTTATCTCAAGATAAGCCACATTTTCAATCATATGGTATAAGTGGGACATCTATTCAAGGCGGTTACATAACTGGCAAGGAGCAAAATCCGGCGCTATCTGGCAGATCATGGACCAGAGAAGCGGAGGATATGCTGGCAACTGATCCAATTATCAGACGATCTTGGAATTTGGTTAAGCAAACTTTGTTATCTGCAAAGTGGGAATTTAAAGCTGGTAAAGACGGCGATCAAACCAGTGAGGAGCTTGCCAGATTTGCCAATGAAGCATTCGGATTTAAGGGATATCCTGGAATGATGGATTTGTCTTTTGAAGACCAACTAAATTATCTCCTAGAATTCATTCCTCATGGCTGGAGATATGCAGAAGAAATTTATTGTGTCGCTAAAGACTCACTAGGAAAAGAGAAAGTTTTTCTCAAAAGATATGCTGACCGAGAGCCTTCATCTCATCAGCAATGGTTATCAGCTGACAAACAGAACCTAGATGGCGTTATTCAAATCATGGTCGGCGGGGTAAATCCCGAACCTATTCCAGCATCAAAACTTTTACTTTTGACTCTCAATCGTACTGGATCAAACTTTGAAGGTATTGGCTTGTTAAGGCCATGCTGGTGGTGGTGGAAAGAAAAACAAAGATCTGCCACTCTCATGGCTATTGGTCTTGAAAAGTGGGCTGTGCCTACTCCAATTGTTAAAGTCAATCGTCAAGCAATTGATCAGATGGGCATTTCAAGTGGTGATGTTGAGGCAATGATCAATGAAGCTCAGCAACAAGCGCAGGCTTATGTTGTGCAGGAGCAAAGCTATCTAGTTGAAAACAATATCGTTTCTTTTGACACCTATGGAGGATCAACCGGCTTTGATGCTGGTGGTGCTTTACAAGTCATTCAAGAGTGCGACAATCAAATCTCTCAAGCATTCATGGCTCAATTTATGAATTTGGGAATATCCGACACTGGATCCAGATCAGTCGGTGAAGTGCATCTATCCGTTTTTAGAAGAGCATGTATCAATTTTCTTGACCTGGTGGCCAGTGCAATCAGTGGACAAGATAGACGGGGAGGCGGTACTATTGGCCGTCTCATTCGTTGGAATTATGGAAACATTGAGACAACAAAACTCCCCCGCTTGGTGCATACCGGCCTAGATGCTGATGCACTTGCAGACGCTTTGATCTCATTGCCTTCCTTGGTACAAGCTCAACTACTCACACCAGATGATGATCTTGAGCGTGCTATCAGACAAAAGATCGGCGCCGGTCAGTTGCCAATGGAAGCCACTAGAACGGCACAAGATCGAGCAGTTGCACAAAATCCAGCTTTGGCGATGGCTGAAAGATTGCGAGCTATAAGATGAATGAAAAACAAATCTCTTTGGCAAAACAAAGATTGATGAATAGACGCGTGGGCGCTTATCTCAATGCTCCTAAAAAATATGATGGAATTGATTTTACTCCACCTCAAGGGGTAAGAGACGCAGCGATCAGAGCACTAAAGAAACGAGCTGAGCAACCACCTTCAAAGCGTGGTATGACGGCGGTGGGTATTGCTCGAGCAAGAGATTTATCAAATGGAGTCAGCCTATCACCAGAGACCATTAAAAGAATGGTTGCTTATTTCACAAGACACGAAGTCGACAAGCAGGGCTCAACTTGGGAAGAATATGGAAAAGGCCGGCAGGCTTGGGATGGTTGGGGAGGTGATGCAGGCTTCACTTGGGCAAAGAAAATTTTAGCACAAATGGAGAGGGCTGATGAGAAAGAAAAGACTCTCACTGAGTCAACTGAATTGGCTGATGTGCCAAAGAAGTATTTGACTGGATCACCTTATGGAACTAAAGGCGATCGAGAAAAAGAGATCAAAGATCGCAAAGATAATAAAAAGACTGATTACTCTCCATTGCCAGGTGATGAAAAAGGCACTAAGAGGAAAAGCAAATACTCCAAGACAGAATTCGCTGATAAAGTCAGAGAAGAGATGAATGGAAATAGTGCTGATGAATTTCTTAGAGCAGCGGCAAAAATCAGCGATATACCTAGAAGCATCTTAGCAGAAGTGCACAGAAGAGGCGCTGAAGCATGGGCAACTAGTGGGCATCGAGTTGGAGCAACTCAGGCGGCGTGGTCAAGGGCAAGAGTATATTCTTTTGTCACTGGTGGAAAGACAAGATCAACAGCTGATAAAGATCTATGGGATAAATACAAAGAGATGTCAGAGCAATTAAATGAAAATGAAAAAGCATTGTCGGAATCTTCCTTGCCGTCCTCCAATCGTACTGACATTAAGGTATTTAGAGAAAGAATCAGGTTGGGAGAAATTGCTTTATATCCAGGATCAGACATTAAGGTGCTTTCTGTGGGTAAGGTCAACTCAAGGATCAATGGCAAGACGATTCAAGATGTCACTCCTCAAATCCTCTCTGAGATGGTAAGAGTATTCAAAGCAAGGCTCAATGAAGATCCAGTCATCATCGATTGGAATCATCAATCATCTCCCTTTATGGATAACGGGCCAACTGATCCAGCTCAATCTATGGCATATGGTGAAATATCTGATGTATATGTAAAAGATGATGCACTTTATGTAAAACCTCTATATACTCAAGCAGGTCTCGATCTAGTGAAAGCTAGCGAAGGCGTTTTATATCCATCACCAGAATTTTTAGTAGGTGATATTTATGCAAGGGAAGATGATCCAAAACCAATCGGTTTCGCTCAACTTCAAGCCGTTACCTTGACGGCTAGACCAGCTCAATCTAAAAATAAAATAAGTCGTGTTTTACTCATGGAGAAATCAAACATGAATCCAGAAGAACTAAAGGCTATGACAGCTGATCAACTAGTGGCTTTGGTACTAGAAAAAGATCAACTTGTCAAGCAACTAGAAGCTCAGTTGGAAGGCTTAAAGTCTGAGAATGATGAGCTTACCAAAGACGAATCAGAAGGCGAATCTAAAGCAAATCTTGATGGTGAATATGCCAAGAAAGAGGAGAAGAAGATGATGGCAGAAGAAGATAAAAAGATGATGGCAGAAGAAGATAAAAAGATGATGGAAGATGATGACAAGAAAATGTCTGAAGCCACCGCTTTATCTGAAAAGGCACAAGCTCAACTGATGAATGAGCTAAATGCACAAGTCACATCTTTGTCTGAGCAAGTGAAGGCTTTGACCGCTCAAAAACATCAAGCTGAAAGAAAGCTTGTTGTTGATGGCCTTCTCAACACTGGCAAGATCACACCTAGTGAGATTTCAGCAGTTGAATCAGCCTACGATATCAAAGACAAATTCCCAGCTATCTGGCAATCCTTCAGTGAAAGAAAGGCAAATCAAGCCATCAATCTTTCTGAAAAAGGACATGCCAGCACTGCACAAGAAATCAGCTTTATTGATCAAGTAAATGAAATCAAGAAGGCCAAAGGGATCACATTTTCAGAGGCTTTAAATGTGATGAGAACCGAACAACCTGATGCTTACATCAAACATTTCAAAGGATAAAAATCATGAGTTTAAATAATCACTCAATTTATAAGACCTTCATTGCGTCTGCATCCGTCACTGCCTTGACTCTTGTCAAACTCGATAATGCTGGTAAAGTTACACCTTGCACCGCCTCCACTGATATCCCTGTTGGCGTTGCTCAACTTTCCGGCGCAAGTGGTGATGCAATCAATGTGTGTCTCAGTGGTATTTCTCGCGTTGTTGCCGGTGGCACAATCACCGCAGGCACTGACTTTTTTGTTATGCCTGGTCTTGCTGGCAAAGTTTATGCTTATGACGGCTCAGCCGGTAGCACTCAAATTATCGCCGGTCGCTTCTTGCCAAATGTTGCAAACACCGCAGCAAGTGCAAATGAAGAAATCGAAATCCTCGTCAATGTATCTCTAGGAGTCTAATAAATGGCAAATCCATCTTATAGCAATATTCATCCAGTCAACGAAATCCTTCGCAGTCTTGCCATTGAAGCAATTCCCAGCGATAGCCAGCTGATTGCTGATCAAGTGATTGAAGCAGTTGACATCAAAGCAATCGGACCAACCGGCACTCTTCTTATTGAAGAAACACGCAACTTTATGGGCTCTCCTGATGTTGATGCTCAGCGTGCACCTGGCGCAAGCCGTCAAAGAATTGGCAATTTTGACCGATCAAGCACCACATTCTCCGCTAAAGTATATTCTTTGGCTGATGAAATTGCACTTGAAGATATCAAGTACTCTCAATATCCAGGCAGTGAAGAACAAAGATCTTTTAAAAAAGTACAAAGATCAATGCTCCTAAATCGTGAAAGCCGTTTAGCCAATCTCTTGTTTGGTGCAAGCAATTGGGGCGCTTATACCTCAACTCTTGCAACTTTGGCTCAAGGCTCAAATGGGACAAAGTGGAATCAAGCCGGTGCTGAACCTTTAACCGATCTCCATGCCTTGATTGATGTTATTCGTGCAAATTCTCATGGTATCTTGCCAGATACTTTGGTGCTTGGTTATGGTGCTTTAAGAGCATTATCTCGCAATGCTGAAGTAAGAGGATTTTTCACCGCTGGCGCCACTCCTTCCGGTACTGCTGCTGGCAATCGTTTGATGAAAGATGACATGGTCATTTCCGTTCTCAAAGAAGTCTTAGGCATCCCCAATGTGCATGTTGGTAGTGCTAGAAAAGAAACAGCAAACGCTGGCTTATCTTCTTCTGAAGCTCAAGTTTGGACAGACGACACTGTTTTCATGGGTATCATGAAGGGGAGTGATGCAATTGCCAACAAGAACGGCGTCAAGGTCATGCCAGTGGCTGCCTTGAATTTTGTTTATGAAGGCTTTTCAACATCTGCATTTGATGATCTTGAATCAACAAAGCGCACTGTCTGGATGGAACACGCACATCAAGACAAAGTCATTGCTCAAAATTATGGCTTCTGTTTGACTGATTGCTTAGCGTAAGTTTGTTTAAAATCCTATGTA